CGGAATGCCGAGGAATCCATCGCCGGGTCAAAGCTGCCGTGACGCCACGCAAGCGCGGGCGACCGCAGAAGAGTGAGTACCTGACGCCGCCAGAGGCCGCTGCTTGGCTGACAGGTCATGGCCACCCCAAGATCGTCGGGCGCACCGTGTCCCGCGCCTGCGACGGCGGCAAGATCCGCTGCATGAAGACCCCGGGCGGCTATCGTCGCATCCTCGTCACTGACCTTGAAGATTATTTGCGCGGGAAGCTTGACACGCTGGACAGCAGGGTATAGCGTTCCTGTCATGGACTTGCAACGCGACCACGGGGAGGGAATGAGCATCTAGGGAAGAGTCCGTCACCTTCTACACGGAGGCAACAATGCTTCGCTTAACAGCGGAGCGCCGGTCCCTGGCAAAAGTTTCCGGCGCATCCGCCCCCGAGTCCCGCTTCACCAAGACGTCGAGTGCTTTGCATGGTAGCGCACAAGAGCCGCAACGTTCAAGCGTTGCGCGCAAACCCCGCTTCACCATCTCCAGCGCCGCCGCTTGGGCGCTCTTCACGCTCATCGTGGGGACCCTTCTGATCGTCGGTTGCGTCCTGCTCACACTGGGGGCGCCGCGATGATCGCCGCGAGCACCGAACACGCAGTCAAGGAGTTCCGGCGCCTGGTGCGCGAGATCAACGCCGACCGCGCCGCTGTGCAGGCACGCTACGACATCGCCTGCGAGATCATAGCCAATCACCTCGAAGGCGGGAACGGCAGTACCGACCGCGCCCGCGCCATGGTAGAGCATGAGTACCGCCTGCGGCATGGCTTGGTTGAGGGGGAGACGCCATGACCCCCGCGCAACCAACCCAGCCACGCCGCGGCTTCGACCTCGGCATGCCGAAGAACGGGAACGCCGCGGCCGCCATTCGCGCCGCCGCGAGCGCCTTGCTGGCCGCGACTCGCCCCCCCAGCGCTGCATCGTCGGGGCCGGTGAAGGCATGAAGACCGTCACAGCAAGATGGGCCGCGAGGCACGGTGTCCCCAAGCTCACCACCGTCGTCTCCCCCTATTCCGGCCGCAGACTCGCCATCGTCGCGGCCCGATTCAACGGCTGCCACGTCGAACTCGTCCCCGAGATCGGCAATCCGTTCCCCGTTGGCCCCTCTGATCGTCTGGACGTGGCGAGATGAGCGCCCCCATCCGCATCGACCACAAGCTCACGATCGAAGACACCATCGAACTCCTCGGCGGTAAGCGGCCGAAGACGATCACGCGGACGGGAGCCGCGCCTGTGTGCGCAAAGTGCGGCGGCCTCATCATCGAGGGCTTCCGCGAGATCACCGGCCGCGACGCCTACCTGCACGACTACAGCCGGCTTATCCGGTACTGCGAGTCCTGCGGCGAGGAGGTCGACGATGGGTGACGACAGACACGAGTGGTACGGGGGCTATCCACCCCCCATCTGCCCGGACGTTGACGAGTACACCTGCGCCGAGTGCAAGGGCCACAACCGCTGCGAGATCGAGGAAGCGGCGGGGTTCGGAGACTACGGCCGTGATGATCCGAGGGAGGACCGATGACTGAGTCACACAAGGTCGGCGACCGCGTATGGGTAGCAGCCTATACGCAGCATGCCCAACTGCGTGAGACGTGCCCCGTCTGTTTCGGCAAGCTCGAAGTCGTGGTCATCCTCGGCAACGGCGACTCCGTGACAACTCCGTGTTCCTACTGCACGCGAGGGCACGAGGGACCGTTCGGTTTCGTGAACGAGTACGGGCCGCAGGCCGACGCGAAGTTCATGACCATCACGGCCATTCGCTCGACAGAGGACGGGTCCGGGCAGCACCACGAGTACCACTCGGGCACGGCCAACTCCTACAGGGTTCTCACTCCCGACTTGATGTTCGCTACCGAATCGGAGGCAATCGCCAAGGGCGAGGAGTTGGCGGCGAAGGCAGTCGCCGACCGCGACGAAAGGGCCGTGTACCTGAAAGAGAAGGCGCACAAGTCGTTCGCCTGGAACGCGGGCTACCACATGCGCGCCGCAAAGAGGGCGCGCGAGGAAGCCGAGCGACACGAGCGTCAGGCCGTCATCTGCAAGGCTCGCGGGAAAGGCGGCGAGTCATGACCGTTGACCGCATCGCCACCATGGACCGCGAGGTCGTCGACCGGCTCCTGCACCACGCCCTCTGCCGTCTCGCCTTCGTGCGTCACACCGACGCCGATTATGAACTGGGCAGATTGCAGGAGCCTTTCAGCCACGACGAGTGCAAACGCGCATCTGTGCCGCAGCCGCAGGATCACGAGGTGGGGTCATGACCCGGTGGCGCACCAAGATGTTCCACCGCAAACTGGACGCCCAAGACAGGGTGAGCGGCCTGCGAGTGTCCATGGGTTGGCCCGTCCAGTACGAGGCCGACACTCGGGGTCGGGAGACCGCAGAGGACAACGCCCGTATCGCCGCCGATACGCTAGATATCCCGGTGGCGGTGCTGCTTCTTCGCTCCGATGCAAGCGACAGCCCAGGTCAGTACATCATCACGCCCCACCGACACGCCCGAGGTCTAGCCAGCAAGCATCCGCGCTTCTTCCACTGTGAATCCACCGCATGGCCAGAGGTGGCGTCGTGAGCGCCGCCACAGACCTCGCCACCTTTCGCGAGACACGTAAGCAGTACTTAGGCGGGACCGACATCGCCGCCATTCTCGGCGTGTCGCAGTGGGCCAGTCCCCTGTCCGTCTACCTCGACAAGACCGGCGTCCCGAGCGACGACAAGGACAGCCTGCAGATGCGTCGCGGGCTGGCCCTGGAGCAGTTCATCGCCGACGAATTCGAGCGCGTACATCCCGAGTTCGTCACCTGGAAGGCCAGGCCGAAGGTGCGCACCGATTGGGGATTCCCCGCCGGCGCGTCCACGGATCGCCTGATAGCACTCCGCGAGAAGCCGCGCACGCCGGTCGCAATCCTCGAAGCGAAGACGGCGTTCAGGTTCGGCTGGCGTGATTGGGACGAAGCCAATGCCGACCTGCCGGACGCCTACTACGTCCAGCAGCAATGGTACCTCGCCGTTCACGACCTGCCGCTGTCATACGGGTCCGCCGACGTGGGCGACGACAAGCTGCGCATCATCCCCGTCAAGGCCGACAAAGCCGTGCAGATGAGGCTCATCCAAGCGGGTCGTGTCTTCTGGCAGCAGCACGTCGAGAAGGGCATCCCGCCGGAGCCTATCGGCACGGACGCCGACCGCGACGCGCTCAACCGCATGTACCCGAACACCATCCCCGACCCGCCTGTCTACATCGAGGGCGACGAGGCCCAGGTCCTGCTGTCTGACTACCTCGCGCACAAGTTCAAGGCCGAAGAGGCCAAGCGTGAGGCAGAGAAGGCCAAGCAGGGACTCCAGGCACTCATGGGGGAGCACGAGTCCGCAGTCGTCGGTCACTACCGCCTGGCATGGAGGAAGCAGACGAAGACGCTAATCGACAGCAAAAGGCTGAAAGCCGAACGCCCGGAGATTGCCGCTGAGTATTCCAAGCAATCCGAGTCGCGGTCCTTTGGGCAGCCGAAAGAGTTCGACAGTGAAGGAGTGACGGTATGAGCCTCGTCGAGGTCAACAGGTCGACTGCAGATATCGCGCACTGGGTTGAAGAGATTGCCGACGCCCGCGATGACATCGAGCGCGCCCTGAAGCGCATCGCTGAGGCTGAGGACAACATCTCTGGCCTCTGCAACACGGTCGACGGTGAGGCGGAGGAGATCGAGACGTACTACAAGGAGGCACCTGTTGACTGACCACACAGACGTCGCCAAGCGCGACGAAGCCAAGAACCCGACGACCGTGCTGGAGGTCTTCAGCAGCGAGTCGTTCAAGCGGCAAGTCGCCGCAGCACTGCCGGCGCATATCAAGCCGGAGTCCATGATGCGCATCGCGCTCACCGAAGTGCGCATGAACCCGGACCTGCAGAAATGCACCGTGCCGAGCTTCATGGGCGCGCTACTCAAGGCCGCACAAGCAGGACTCAGGCCGGGCATGTTCGGCGAGGGTTGGATCATCCCCCGCTGGAGCAGCAAGGTCGGCGGCATGGAGGCGCAGTTCCAGCCCGGTTTCATGGGGCTGGCACAACTGGCCTACCGCAGCGGCGAGGTTTCCGAGATACACGCCGTGGCTGTCTACAAGTCAGACCACTTCAAGTACCAGCTCGGCACCGACCCGAAGATCGAGCACGTGCCCGACATGGACGCCGAGCACATGAACGCCGACATCATCGCCTTCTACGCCGTGGTGAAGCTCACGAACGGCGGCACGCTCATGAAGGTCATGCGCCGTGCGGACGTAGACGACATCCGTGACAGGTTCGCGCCGAAGACGAAGGCCGGGAAGATCGTCGGACCTTGGACATCGGACTATGAGCCGATGGGCTGCAAGACGGTGCTGATACAGGCGCTCAAGCTGGCGCCGAAAGAATCGGAGCGGCTACAGGCGGCGCTGCAGGCTGAGAACGACGCCGTGTTCGGTGACCGCCTGTCCGCTGGCATCGTTGAGACGAAGCCCGTCGCCGACAGAGTAGCCGAGCGCATCGGCGTCGACCGCGAGACAGGTGAGGTCATCGAAGGAGAGGCCGACGACGACATCGGCTTCACTGACGATGCGCCGTACAGCGACGAGGCCGCAGGAGACACAGGGAGCGGCCAAGACGACGCCGCCACGCCTGCGGTCGTCACATCACCCGCAGACGGCGATTCTGACGCAGGCGGCGTTATTCCGGGGCTTGGCGCGGAAGAGGTCAAGGCGCGTAACGCGAAGGCGGGGAAGTGATGAGCGGACTGGTTGTGACGTTCGGTTCCCCGGAGGCCGCGCATCCGGGCACGGTAGACGGCTGGATTTCACGCGACGGCTACTTCTATCAAGACGAGCGGACAGCGCGCTACGCAGGGTGTACCCATCGTCCGTGTGAAGCTTGCGGAGCAGCGACCGCCAAGATGTACACGCACTGCGCGTCTTGCCGCGAGAAACGTGCAGATGCCCGCTATATGGCGCTGTCAGAGGCCCCGTGGGACGGCGTGCAGATGGTCTACTCGGAGTCGCGTCAGGAGTACTACGCCAGCCCCGAAGATGCCGAAGACGATCTGGATGATGGGGGCGACATCGCAGATCTGAGGCTTGTGCTCTGTGACCCCCAGTGCGTTCGCCAGATTGACACCGACTACTTCTGCGACGAACTGCCAGAAGACGGAGAGGCCCCGGATGAACTGCTGGCAGCTATGGATGCCTTCAACGCGGCTGTCGCTGGCATGATCCTGTCGTGGTACCCAGGGAAGATGCGGGCGGGGGTGAAACCGTGACATTCCGTCACGCCACCACCGACCCTACCCGCCCCGCCACCACCACCGACAAGCGCCTGCTCGCCGAGGCGCTGCAACACCTGGACGAATCCGTCTGGCGCGAGCACATGGCGAGCGAGTATCCGGGCCGGGACCGGGGCGACCTCAACCATGGCGAATGCTATGAGTTCAAATCGTGGGCGATTTTGGCGTGGGCGAGATGAGCGACGACCGTGGACTCCGCTATCTCGATTGGGTCGAGGA